AAGCAAATTTGTCGAATCTCTAAATTTGTGCGGAGTAATCAACTCCACAAACCAAGTACCCCCACTTGATGTAATCAAACCATTGGTGTAGATGTTATTGCGTGAGAATGAATCCGCAATACGGGTGGCTGATGCGGTGGTTGTTGGGATGTAGGTTGTGGGGTATGCGCCCGATTCAATTTGTGCGCCCCATATGTAATAACTATTGCTTGTAGAACCCAAATAAGCAGCAGCCGTTCCATCAAACAATCTTATCGCTGGGGCAAAAGTTTGTATTGATGTTGATGATGCAGTGGCAGTTAAACGATACCACCCATTTCCCAAACTTGTTGATGTGTATGTAGGGTCTGTTCCCGTACTGCCAACAATGCCAACAAATGCCCCACTTGATGAAAAAACAACTGCTTTAACATTACCAGCCGCTGCTGAATTAATTGGCAATAATCCAATATTTCGTGTTCCCGAATTTAATTTTACATAAACCGACAAAGTGTATGTTGCAATGGGTGCATTAGTAAGTGATTGCCCACCAATTTGGTGGAAATCAGTTATTACAGTTTCCGTCAATGTATCGGCAGTACTATTACCATCGGGTGCAGTTGTTGAATTTGATGTGACCGTTGTGTTTAATTTTACCCAAGCAGAATTATCAAACTGCTCACTATACAACGCCAAATTCGTCCTCTGCGGTTCTAACAACAACGCAGGACAACTGCCGTACATATAACTCAAACGGGGCACACCCGAACCCATTGACTCCAACAAGCCCGAACTATTTGTCCGTAGTGCCGTGCTCGCCCGTGTCCAAGTTAAATCCCCATTTCCGTTGGTGGGGATTTCGGCATATGCTTTGCCCGACTTGTATCCCGAGGGAATGAGCAACAAAGATGCTGACTGCAATAACGAACTCACCGCATCCACGCAAGCACCCGCCTCAGTTACTCCACCATCGGCAATAACCCGACTCTGATAAGCCGAAAAAATCCCTTGGGCATAATTGGAACGGTTTATCCCAACGCCCAATCCAATGCCCATTCTGCGCATTAGTAACCGATTACGCTGCCAGACGAAGTTACAAAGCCAGTGATTTTGTTACCCTTACCAGCGGGCAAAAATGCGCCCTGTTTAAAAGTAACGCCCGACATACCGCGTGCGCTTAGTACATTGGTTGCCGTGCCGTTTTCCGCCGTAACGGTGAACGATGTGAATACTGTATCTTCTTGGGGTATTACTGCGTCGTAACTTACTGAGGTAACTGTTGCCGCCCCGTGTCTAACAAAACCCTGAGAGCCTGCGATAATGTCTGCGCTTGCTTGTGCCATAGTACCCGCAATTTACAAACCCAATCGCTGGCAGACGTTAACAAATTAAATAACCCACCACTGGACGCCGTCACAGATTACCTGCTCAGATTGGTACTGCTGGTTTAGTACTAGCGTTGTGCTGCCATCAATATCGGCACCGCCTCCAGTGATTACCACAGTGTGATTTGTAGATAGTTTTTTAAAGTAGTATTTTTTCCCTTTGCTCAGCGTTGGATCAGGTAAATCGACGTTTACTGTACCACCACTAGAATCGCACAGGATAAGCTCATAGCCGTTGGTTATTGTATGGCTGCCTGCGGTGTAGGTAACTGGCGAATTGTGTTCCTGTATGTGCCAATCAATTAAGCCAGTGCTATCGGTGTACTGCAACATTACCTCCCAGCGTGTATTTAGCGTGGGCTGACTGCTCGGCGCACCTTCTGCATCGTTTACCAAGTACTCCAGAACTTGCTCGGGCACAAAGTCAACAGCGCCATTTAGCTCAGCGACTGCCTCCATTGCATAGTTAACTTTGTCGTCGTTTTTTGACGGATCAATTTTGTACCCCTCGCCTGTCGATGTTAACCCCGAATAAGTTGGGGCAAGGTATAACCACTCGCCATCCCACTGCTCAGAACGTGCAGAAAATTTACAACCATTTAACACCCATGCGCCGCCGTCAAAGTATAGGGTTTTGATTGCAGTCAGTGTGCCGCTATCTACCCAAGTGCCGCGAATCACTTGCAGAAAATCTTTATAGCAACCGCCAACAGCCGTGCCAATCATTTCGGTAAGCGTGCCATGGGTTACAGAATCCCAACCGCCGTACCAGTCGGCAGCGATAACGTCAGCCGTTCCATTGTAGGCGAATAAGGTACCGACGCCATAAATGTTATCCGTCACATAGTGGGCAATATCCAAATTTATCTCTGTGCTATTGAGCGCCGAGGTTGTGCTAGGACTAAACACCTCTTCGATATCAAAAACAAAATCGGGGTTTTGGTATGGCGAGGCGTCAGCTAGAGCCAACTGCACTGATCCCCAAAATGGCTTGGTTGTGCTTGCCGTAGTTTGCCATCCGCTGCTCTTGGTGTAAGTTCTAACAACGCCGTACACATATTGAATGTCCACATAGAGGCGGTCGTAACCTGTTGGCGCAGTCGTGCACTGGTGTTCAATCATGTAACTATTCCACGTAGTTTTCTGCCCACGTGTATCAATGTTGGCCTCAAAGCCATTGCTAGCACTTGACCAGTATCCGTCATTCTGCAAATAGGAAATGGTACCACTGGAATCGCGCAGATAGATTCTGTATTGTATAATCGTTTTATTCTCAGTTTGTCCGCTAGGATAGGAACGGGTAAACTTAACTAACACTTTAATGCGCATCGGCACATCGTCGGGCGTGGTGCCTGTGGGAATGTTTAAGAACTCGGCTGCGAATAAGGTATCAGATTGGTTTTGAAAAGTTCTGTACTTACTGCCTGCTAACATTCGGCTAGTGTTCACTCTTACCAACTTTGCAGCGGGCTGGTAATATAGCGACGGCTTGGCTGCCCATTGCGGGCGTGGGCTTGCAAGTGTTTGCCTGTGCGTATAGCTGCCAGTCGTTTGATATTGTAATGTATAAGAGTAGCGGCGATAGGCGAGCGTGGTATTGAAGTACCCGTTCACTGGCACCATCCAATAGCCTGCCATCTCATGAATGAACCGAACCTGCAAGGCGGCGCAAATCTGCTCCATTGCCTCGGCGCAGGTCATCATATTACTATCGGCGTAATAGGCCGCATCCACGTCCACCGCTCTGACGTCCTTCATTGGATCAAACGATTTCACAAACGCGTTGAGGTTGGCCTTCAATAAATCAATCCCTTTGCGGCTTGCCTCTGCGTTGTAGATCAGTGCAGCATCATAGAAATAATTTGTATTAATTCCCAAAACTACCCAGTACTCGCTTAGCTCAATCTGCTCCAAACACTTGCGGAATAGGTAGGCCAAAGTTATACGGCCATCGGTAAACCAAAGGTCAGAAACCCGAAACCCTTTTAACAATTCTAGACCGTCAACGGCTGCCAGTGATATCTGTGTTTTGGCTTGGATGGCCTCGCGCAGTCGTGTCATTTGGTCGGCAACAACTCGCCCAATCCAAATAGGCACATCTTCACGATACACAATCATTGCCCAGTTATTTTCTGCCTCTGTGCTTATGCTTAGGAAATCTGCGAGCACAGTGTTATTTGGCATCACCCATTCGGTAGTACAACGTGATGGGCGCAGGAATGATTCGTAGGTTGCGCTCCCTTCCCCTGCCCTTTCAATCTCAAAGCCATTGCCTGCAAGTTGCAACTCTGTGCCTGAGGTGGTGCTACCGCTTGGCGCATCCCATAACTCAACCCTGTAATCTATATCTTGCACGCTCTTAAAAGAGCCGTAGTAAATCCTTGCCATTATCCGCGTTTGCTATCTGTGTTATATCGGTTTAGTACTATCGCCAAATCCCTGCCGCTTATGGTTGTGCTCGCCACAAATCCGCTCTGGTTGTCGGTCTTAATTAGGTTGCGCAACTTGTCAAGTGGTGCGATAACTTCGGGGTTGGTTGACGCCCCTGGGTATTCCCCCATTAAACCTAGAGTTGGACCGCTCACAATACCACCATCCGCAAACGCTGTGGGCTGTGGCCCTTTGTTCAACATGTTTGTAATTACAACCGAGCCCGCAATCAAAGCAACACCCGCAGCAGCCGCAGCTATCGGGTTTTTAATTAGCAACTCCTTAAACGCTTTTGATGCCGTCGCCGTTGCAATCAATGCCTGTCCGAATGATTTCATAAAGCCAGCCACCGCAGTTAGCAAGCGCTTGCCGAATGTTTCGAAGGTATCAATTTGGCCTGTAAGCAAATCGCCTAGCATCGTGCCAAAATCCTGCAAGCCTTGGGCGGTCAAACTATTAAACGCCTGATTGATTCCCTCCATAGATTTCGCAAAACGCTCTTCATACTCTTCTTGCTTTGCGATTTGGTTTTGCATCGCATAGTCGATTTGAGTAAAAGTGTGCTCAAGTTTCTGCGGGGTTTTAATATCAATGGGCGCAACGTCAACGGGCTTAATGCCTTGGCGTGTGCCACTGGCTGCAGTTTGAACCTCTGTCGCTTTTAATTCGTTTGCGGTTTTCTCTGCCTCTGCTAATAGTGCCGCTTGGTTTGCTTTAAAATTCTTTAAATTGACTGCACGCTGACGGGCAATCATGTCGTTTTTTTCAATCTCTAAAGCAACGACCTTGCCCTGATATTCTTGGTTTATTTCATAGCGTAGATCTGCCTCAAGTTGCGTATACTTTCTAGAAATCTCGGCTATCTTTTTAGCGTCGCCATCCGCAAGGTACATTTCCTCACGTCGCTGCGCTGACAATCTATCTAGTGCCTCTTTGCCATACTGCACGTATATGGCCTTCTGCTTTTCTATGCTAGTTTTTTTAAGATTATAAATGTATGCCTCGCTCTTGCCCTCTGCCTTGGCTCGGCTAACTGCCAACTCAAGGGCTCGCTCTTCTGCCTTAATTCTGCGCTGACCTAATGTAAGCCCACGCTCTTGCTGTTGCTCAAGTAGTGCCAGTCGTTCCTTTGCCTCGTCGATTGCCGCAGCGCTCTTCTGAAACAAAGTAATCACCAAGCCAATAGCAACAACCACAGCACCCGCCCCCGTAGCAATCAAAGCCACAGAGTAGGCACGGGCTGCTAGCGTAGCCTGCCCCATTACAAACGCCTGCACTTCAGTAGCCGCCGACAAAATTCCCTGAGCTACTGCGCTCTCCTGTTGCAACGCTGCCTGTATTGCAGTCACGCCATTAACCAAAGCAATAGCCCCCTGCAATTTTACCATCACTTTCTGGAGATCTTCGCTTTGCAATCCAGTCATGGCAAGCGCTCCCTCTACTGCTCCAAACGCACCCGCTACCGCATTAACCCCACCGAGCACCGCATCCAAACGCCGCGTATCGCTGGCAAAGTATGACACCTCAGCCCGAGCGTCGCCAATGCTATCCTTAATTCTACCCGCCTGCTTAATGATGTCGTTAGCAGCTTGCGCAAACTCTGGCCCCAAAGCCCTTGCCTCCATGGCTAGGTTGGTCAACTGCCTAACAGTTCCCGCCGTTGGGTTTTTGGTGGCAATGTTGCTGAGCTTGTCCTGTATGTCCTTTGCGCTTTTAGCAACGTCGGCACTCATTTGGTTGCCGCTCTTTTGGATTACTGCTATCGCATCGTCGAAACCTTTTTTCAGTTTCTCAATGTCTGCGCCAATTACTATGTTTAACGACCTTGCCATTATCTGATATAATTAATAATGAAGTCCTGCGATACCTGATAAATGCCAGAGAATCCCGCCTCGTCGTCTGTAAGTTGCAACTCACTATCGAACTCAATCGCTTGGCAGCTGACGCCGTTAAACGTTCCCGGCAATGTAGCCGCCTCAAACGCTGCACGAACTTGCTCAGCGACCGCCGTAGCGCTTGCGAAGGTTGTGCCAAAACTATTAACCTGCACACGCGCAAAGTCAGTGCGTGAATGGCTTGTGTTTGTCGGGCTTGCAACAACACTGACAAGGTTGTAACTGATTGCAGGAAATGCGCTTTCTTGTGGAATCCGCAAAGGGTTTAAGCGTGTACTAACCAAGGATGTGAGGCCCGCGTAGTTGCTTAAAATGTTATATACTATTTTTATAGGGGCGCTCATGCTTTGGCGTCGGGTGTTAATTTATCAAAGACATGCGAATATAACTTAACGGCGTCCTCAATACTAATATAGTCGGACTCCTCCCATGGAAATGTTAACAGCCTTTTCGGCTCGATTGGCTTTTTTAAGTGGGGCGCCATACCGGTAGCAACTGCCCAGCGGGTAATTTCCCATTGGTTTTTGTACTGCTGTTGCTGCGCCTCCCTCATGCCGTCAAGTTTCAGCCGCCAAAATCGTGGCGTGCATTTCCAAAACTCGGACTCACTTAACCTCATTTCGCCGTAACTGATGCGCTCAATCTTGCGCCAAGTTAGCGGTGCGCCGTCGCCCTTGGCTTTTACTTTCCCTCTGGCTCGTCGCTGGAAAAGAAGTCAGTAACCGCCTTAGTGAACCCATCCAATGCAGGGCTCAACTCTGAGAATCGTGTAACTGCGCTGCCTAACTTTTGCACTGTTGCAAATGGCGTTTTACCTCCATCCGCCTCATACCCCTCAAGGATTCCGTAGAATGCGCAAGCTAGTGCGAAGTCCATAGATTTGGCAAGATCTTTCTGCATGCTCAAATCTGCAAAG